CTCAATTAAGAAAGACTAATGGCACTATCAGAACAAACCTCAGAAAGTCTCAAGAAGGCAGAAGTCCATCTTCGTGATGCACTTGCGTTTGCAGCAAGAGTAGAGAAACCTTATATTGTAAGGGAACTTGGTGGTATAATCGCTCACTTGGATAACATTCAAGCAACAGATAGTCTATTTGATAAGATGACTACCGCTATTGATAGAATGGAAAAGGAACAAGAGAAGGATGAATGATTTAAGGTATAATGATGAACGTATGGCGTTACGCCAACAAGCATTTCTTTCTTTAAAACAATTCAACACTCTCGAAAATGTCCGCCACCTGTACGAATTCTGCCACCTCTGGGTATCGCAAGGTAAAACCGATACCAGAGGAATCGAAGAAAGTTTTCTTAGATACAGAGAGAACTGTAGCAATCCGTGAAGGTTCTATAGTAAGAGTGCCCGAAGTCTTAGGTGGTAAACCACTAGAAGGTCGGGTTCTTTTTGTAGGTGACACTCCAAACAGAGGACTTGATGGTAGAAAGTTATCTACATACTTTACAGTATGCTACAACGAAGAAACACTCGGAAGTCTATTAGTTTTTGACCATGAGTGGCATAAAATAGAATTAATTAGGTTTTAATTATGTTTACAATATACGGAAAAAATGAGTGCCCTATGTGTTTTAAGGTAAAAACCGTCCTTGAACTCTTAGGAAAAGACTATGAGTATAAGGAGTTACATAAAGATTACACAGAGGAGGAGTTTGAGAGTGAGTTCCCAAATACACTCTCTCTACCACAGGTAATCATGGATGGGAAGAAGTTGGGTAACGCCAATGAAACCTTAAAATATCTAAAAGAACATAGATTAATTTAACATGTTTCCTCCCGATATGGACATAAATAAAGGCGTAGAATTAGTACTCAAAGGAGACAAAAAGAAACCGCCCAAACAGACACCAAAGTTCTTCGATATCAAGCTTGCCTTATTTGGCAGAGAGATTAGACTATCGATAGACATAAAAAAGAAAAACTAACCCTCGGAGGTAAAAATGGAAACTACAGTACTTCTTGTTATGTTCAGCATGTTATGCTTTACGTTTCTACTGTTAGGTGGTATAATAGGATGGTTAGCACAACAAAATAATTACATCAATTTACAGAATCAAGGTATGGCCTTTAGTCATCCCGAAATGTATGATGAAAATGGGAATCTCATTCCCGATGAAATAGTAGCCGTGAGGTTTGAAAATGACAACAGCGAAGAAGACGACGACGAGGAGTAGAAAAACTACCGCAACTCGTAAAAGATCTACTACAGCAACAAAAAAACCAAGGACAGTGACAGTAAAGAAAAAGACACTGCCACCTAATCCTATGGTTCATGAAATCTTAGAAGCTGTCGATTCTGAGAGGGTAAAAGCCAAAAAGATAGATATTCTTCGCACACACGGAGACGACTCTTTTAAAATGGTGATGATATGGAACTTTGATGAGTCAGTTATATCTGTTCTACCAGAAGGTAACGTTCCATATCAACCTGTAGAGGGTGATGTTCAAGCGAGTGTAGATAAAGGTCTGCCACAAAGAACTACCATTCGCAATTCTGCAAGACAGTTCTACCGTTTTGTGAAGGGTGGTGATGATCAACTCAATAAGATCAAGAGAGAAACAATCTTTATCAACATGCTCCAGACTCTACCTCAACCAGAGGCAGAGATTCTAGTTCTTGTAAAAGACAAGGCATTGAATACCAAATACGGTATCACTAAAGAATTAGTGGCAGAAGCATATCCAGAAATTACTTGGGGGAATAGATCCTAATGATCAAGGTACTTCATGAAAAATGTGATCCAAAATTAGCAGATAATAAGAAATTACCTTATACTGCTTATTTGATAGAGTATGTAGAAGAAGATAAGACTTTCTATGACATTACTATGTGTCAGAAGGGAGTAGAACTCTTCGATCATTACTATGATAAGTACAAAAAAGGACTAAAAGGTTGGAAACAAACTGCTGGTCAAGTGAATCCTAAACAGTGGAATCCAGAACCAGAGAAGAAAACAACATCAAAACCAGCCCAAAGAAGAAAAAAATGATTAATCCTATGAGTGTTGTTAAGAATGTAAGAACCTCCTACAGCAGATTCTTACAAAAAAATATCAAAGAGGTGGAAGTGCAGTTCAACAATGAAGAGCCTGCATGGATTCCTTATGACACTTTACTCGCCATGATGAACTTCGAGGGGGACATACTAAGTGAGTGAATATAGTGGTTCATCTCCTATGGGAGATGGTAGAAATGTTGCTGGTAGTAAATACTCAGGTGACGCCAAACAAGGCAAAGTCGAAATGGATCAAGCTGAGTACAAGAAACTACTCAAGAAGTACAAGAAGACTAAGAGATATATGAAGTCAAACTTATTCGCTGTTAAAACTATGGATGGCACAGAAAAATATGTGTCAAATCTATTGAAAGAGGCAGAAGAATTTGAAAATAATTGATGATTTCCTAAAACCAGACGATTACGAAGTCCTCCGCAAAATGATGATGGAGGACTCTTCGTTTCAATGGCAGTTTGGTAATGGTGTGAACACACCTGATGATGGATATTATCAGTTTTGTCATGTATTTTATGCACAGTTTGAACCTAGAAGTCAGTTCTTCTATAATCTCATGCCCATCATAAATGAGTTGGAACCTGTCTCTATTGTCAGGATAAAAGCCAATCTAAATATGAGAACACCAGAGAGACAAGAATACGATCTTCATACAGATGTTGACGATTGTATCACTTCGATATACTATGTAAATAGTAATGATGGTTATACCAGATTTGAAGATGGTACAAAGGTTGACAGTTTAGCTAATCGTATGGTAATATTTAATTCAAATACTAAACATGCTGGATGCTCACCAACTGACGAACTTCGTAGATGTGTGATTAATTTTAATTATTTTATTTGACATGGACAAGAACCACTTAAAACTTATTATTAAGAATTTGAAAACCGTTATTGAGGAGTTGGAAGCAGAAGTTTATTCTGACCCCACTGCTTATGTTAACGGAGGTGAACACCGTGTCACCTATGCAGATCAAGAAGAAATGTAATGGATGTAAAGTTAGTAACAGTTACACCTGACGCAGAAAAAACCATGGCACATATTGCCAGAGTTTCTAATCCTGCCAATCAGGACAACGAAAAGTTCGCTGGACTTTTGAAATACTGTATAAAACACCAACACTGGTCAGTATTTGAACAATCTAGTATGACTCTTGAGATAGAGACAACTCGTGCCATTGCAGCACAGATACTCCGTCACAGGTCATTTACGTTTCAAGAGTTCTCTCAACGGTATGCTGATAGCACACAACTAGGCATTATCCCTATTCCTAGTCTTAGGAAACAAGATTTAAAGAATCGTCAAAACTCTACAGACGATCTTGATGAGTTTGTCAAACAGAAGTTGGAATTACAAATGAAGACTTTATTTGACTCTGCAACCGCCCTATATCAACAGATGTTAGAGGAAGGAGTTGCAAAAGAATGTGCCAGAATGGTCTTACCACTTTGCACACCAACAAGAATCTATATGACAGGTTCTTGTAGATCATGGATTCATTATATTGAACTGAGATCCGCTCATGGAACTCAGAAGGAACACATGGACATTGCACAGGCATGTAAAACTGTATTCATAGAACAGTTTCCAATCGTTTCTGAAGCATTAGAATGGAGAAATGGTGTGGTTGAGATTCAAAAACAAATCAAAAAAGAACTTCACGGAGAAGAAACTTAATGGCAACATACCCTGTAGTCAACACAAAAACTGGTGAACAGAAAGAGGTTGTAATGAGTATCATGGAGTGGGACAAGTGGAAAGAGGATAACCCTGATTGGTCAAGGGATTACTCAGATCCATCCACAGTTCCAGGCGTGGGAGAAGTTGGAGAGTGGAAAGATAAACTCACCAACAAACATCCAGGCTGGGGTGAGATTTTAAAGAAATCTGAAAAAGCTGGTGGAGTAAAGGGTCGTTTAGCCAATAGAGGTATTAATGTCAACTAAAAAAAGAAGGAATACTAATAGTCAGCATCGTGAGTCAGTAGGTGCTGGAATGACTGCTAAACAAATGCGTAGGAAGAGACCAATTAACAATGGTATGTTAGTTGATATCGAACCTATCACAGATAATCAAAAGGTATTATTTGATCACTATGCAAAAGGAAAGAACATGTTTGCATATGGTGCTGCTGGTACAGGTAAGACATTTATTAGTCTATACTTAGCACTTAAAGATGTTCTTGACGAAATGACACCATATGATAAGGTGTATATTGTTAGATCATTAGTATCTACGAGAGAGATTGGTTTCCTTCCAGGCGACCATGAGGATAAGTCATCACTCTACCAGATTCCATATAAGAATATGGTAAAGTATATGTTTGAAATGCCTTCAGACAATGACTTTGAAATGTTATACGGTAATTTGAAAGC